CATCAACGATCGCATCAAGGTGCGCATTACGGAACCAGACGGCTCTGAGAATAGTCTTAAGGTAGACCCAGAAGGATGGTCCTATCAAAATCATTGGGATTGAGAGAATCCCAGCGACCACGCGGTTCCCAAAACGGAGAACCGGCCACCTCCACCAATTAAGGAGAAAGTGGTTCAGTTCCCGTACGGGAGCGCGTGCCTTATCTCGCCACATCCAACCGAAGGCAAGGCTTGAAGCCAAGTCAACGAGAGGATAGGCAGATTCCAGTGGCATCCCAGTCAGTCGTGTGAACCAAAGCTCAGCGCAAGCTGTAACCTGGCCCTTCTGACTTCTCAGGAGACCACTTGGACCAAGGACCGTCGCAATCATTAGAGTCAGGGAAGAAGCCGATAGTTTTGATCGGAACTTCCTTGCGTAACTAATGAATCTCTCAACATGCTCGGGAAAGACCAACCAATCGCGTTGGAACATCTGTACAATTAAAACCGGAAGGAAGTAGATGTTTCGCACTGTGGCCAGGAGTAATCCTGGTCCCAATGCTGACAACTCTCCTCTAGTCCCTGAGAACCACCTTTTTGCAAACTCAAGGAGACCACTCTCTGACACAATTGATTTGTGCTTTGAGATGTCTACCCCAAAAGTCCGCATTAAAGCTAGGTAGTGATCCGCAACTCCGCGATCGGCAGTGACAATGTCATCTGCGACCACAGAGTAATACGGAAACCACCCTACCCACCCTGAACGCATTGCCGCCATCTGCACCACTATGTGATGCATAATAGCTAACATCGCCCAAGATGAGTAAGCTCCCATAGGTTGACCTACCGCGTAGCGAATAGGCTTACCTTGGAACCACCAGTCTCGATCTAACAGAACGCCCCATGCCCAGGCAAAGACTCTCCCGAATAAACGGGTTAGAATTTGTTTCTGAGCGGCGACTGGAAGTCGATCCGTTGCTGAAGAAAGATCAAAAGAGAAACAAGGGGATCCGAGGCAGTCCACCAATCGGTGGTCGCCACTATTCGGGTCTTCCCTGCGCCTTCTTTAAGAGCTGCTAAGCTCCCAAGTCGGCCTCTGATGAGTACTCCGATCAATGGAAGGAATGGTAGGGACATCAACTGAATTACCGTGAACCAAACCCCGTTTGGGCCCGCGGACTCAGAGGTGAACAAGGTCGGCTTACCTAGCCGTATCTTCGGAAACAGAGCCAGGACTGCGTCCAGTTCCCCTGAAGGGAACAATGGATCGGCACCTTTGAAACCATCAGTAATGGTGGATAACGAAGGTTTAGCCACGTAGGCCATAACTCTATAAAACGAAAGTACGGTCAGGACAGCACGCGTAATCAGGATGCTCCCACGGTGCCCTTCGTCTCTTGCGAGGCGAATATGGTACCGGAGAGGTCCAGGAATAATCGTGGGCAGCCCTCGTCTATCCTTCCTAGCCTCCGTCCCTCCTTTTGGGAGTTGATAGAGACTATGGTTTAGGAGAGCGATTACCATCCGGACGCACCCTTTGAGATAGAGAACTAGGAATTTCTTCCCACTTTTCTTCCAAAGGAATGTCATCCGTGTGGTTAAGGCTTTGAAATCACGTAGGTGTGAAGTCAATCCACAGAGAAGGACCAGAAGATGGGCCATAGACCACAATTCAGTGGTTCTGATCCATTTCCGGTTTAATAATGCACCTGTAAAAGGGTGTTATTATCATAGCCTCCTCTCTCTACGGGTTGACAGGGTGTGAGCCTGCCAAGGCCGCACCCGGGCGCATACGCGACGGGCAGGGAGAGGGAGTTACCCAAAGGAGGCTACGTCCAGTATCTTCACTGGATCTAGTTTCCCGCGAGTGCCTCACTAGCCTTTAACGTGACTAGTTCAGCAGATCGGTGTCCCATAACCAGCGAGGTATAATACCTCGCCCGGAGTGGGCAGGGCCGGGGGCCGGACGGGCAATACAGGTGCGCCAAC